CTTTCATCAAAACATTGTTGAACTATAGAGTACAATTTTAAAGATGGGTCATCAAGTGCCTGTAGAAATTCAGCAGGATAGTTACGAGAATACACTAGCATGTCTCGTTTTAATTCTGCGGTAGACATTTTGCTTATGTCTCCCCTTAGTATTACTCTACCTAAAGTTTCCATTTGTTCTAAGGACATTTGCTTAGCTGCAATCAACGCATCTACTTCTACATTAAGCATCTCTACTTCTTTAGCTGCGTCAGCTGCGGTATCTACTTCTTCAAATTTCAAACCATTTAAAGGGTGATAAGCTAAAAATAATTGTAATGCTTGGTTTTGTTTTGGAACTCTAAGCAATCCTGATTCAAATATAACAGGAGTAACAATAGCGTTGCCATCTTGCTCATCCTTAAAAGGACTCATCTGATTTGTTGCGTATCTTATTTCTCTGTTCTGACCTGTTTCTTCATCGAAGTAAAGTAAGGGTCTACGCTTTGAACTCTTGGAAGGAAGCATGAAACTTAACGGAGCCATACCTCTAGTCAAACGATATATTCGTGACTTAATTTCTTTTTTGTTTTTCATTATAATAAAAATTTAATTTGATTTAAAAAAAATAATTACCCTCGTCATTATAACGAGGGTAAATATTACTACTTATTACTACTCTTCAAATAATACAAAGTTATTGGCACCCATAACACAAACACATCTTTCTGATAAGAAGTTTACTCTCATCTCGTCAATGTCTGTAGTTGCTGCTCCACCTGCTGAACCTGTAATCCAAGTCTTGTAACGTCTGTCTTCAGTTTCTGAAGCTCTATAACGTACATGAAGGAAAGGACGCTTAGCGTTTTTACCAAGTACTTGGTCGTAAACACTTGTTGAACCTGCCGGTACTAATAAACCTGTGATAGCACCTGAACCTGCAATTACAGGGTTGTTTGATAAACCACCTCGCATCGTTGGGTCATTTAGGTACTTCCAATCAGACTTGTAGAAATCATAACCTCTACGGAATCCTGTGAATCCTAAGTTAAGAGCCATCTCCTCATCGTTGTCAAACAGTCCGTAAGACGTACCACCTGCACCGTAAGAGTTTTGAGCCGCTAACATGTCATCAATATCGAATCCAAATTGTCTGTTAACAAAGATTACGTTCTCTTCAATTGCACCTTGCTTATCTAATCGGTCAATAACCGCATCAAAGTCAGCTAATGCATCAGGGTTTCCACCGCCCCATAAGTTACCTCTTGTTCCTACAGCGTGGAATACACCTTCTGAACCAATGTAACCTGCAGCTGTTGCTCCTGAAGCTGCCTCTGCAGGTACTGCTTCAATCATTGCTGTCTCTAAGTAATCATCGAAACGTAATCTTGTTTCATGCTCAGACTTTAGGTACCATAAGTATCCTGAACCACCATTCTCTGTTGTAATCTCAATCCATCCGATTTGAGCCATATCAGAACCATTTACTAGATATGTATCTTTTAGGATAATTGGATTGTTTTCAAAGATATAGTCATCAGATTCTAATGAACCATCCATTCCTGCTGTTCCTTTTTGAAACTCAGAACCATAGATAAATACAGTTACATCACCGTTACCTACTCCTGTTCCTGCGGTTACTAAACCTGCAGCCTCATAAAATGCAACTGTGAATTGTAATACGTTACCACCAACAGCAACTGCTGTGATAATACCTTTGTTCTCACCTGTTCCACCATTCTGATTAATCACAACAGTTTGACCAACTCTAAGAGCCGGTGCACCTTGTGCGTCAAAAGGATTGCTACCTGTGATTACTGTACCTACAGGGTTAGCCCCTATAGCTGAATCATTAATTTGGAACGTTGCTGTCGCAGCTCCTGCTGCAGCTGCTGTTCCAACATCTGTATACTTAATGTGTAATCTCCCTTGTTCTGCCCATTTGATAAGGTCAGAATTAGAAGGCATCTCAGCTCCTACCATTCTTAAGAATGAGCTAAGTGTTCTGTTTCCATAACGTTCAAATTCTTTTTCATAAGTATCCGGAAGATACTGATTTAAGAAATCAAAGTTAGTAATGTAATTAGACTCCAATGGAACCTTCTGAGCACTAGGCTGTAAAGAAAATCCCGGAGTTGCGTTTAAAGCTCCTGCTATTTTTTTAAATTTTAAATGTTAAATATTATTTTTTGTTACTTCTAATCTTGAGTCCTCTTCCCTCTGTTGGGTTGATTGCTCTGATTGTCATACCATCCTTCTTTATAACTTGAGGTGCATCCCTCGTAGACATATTAACATTTTTCATTTTTCTTGTTACATCTGTCGTTCCATCAGATTGCCCTTGTTCATAAAAGAACTTAGCAAACCTTTCGGGATTTTGAGCAATCGAAACTGCTCTGTGGTATCCTGCTGCGTCAGACACTAAACCTGTTTCTTCATCAATAAACCTTTTAAATAAGTTTGATGAATCAGAATTCAAGCGTTTAATCTCATCCACATTCTTTGTAGGCAAAAAAGTTACTGTCTTATCTTCCCCAACTTTAAAGTCAAAACCTTTGAACTCATTGTGGAAAACTTCATCGGTCTTATTTAAGAACCAATCTCTTTTTCTTTTTGCCTCTTCATCGAATGTCTTAGCCTCTAACACATATTTATTGTAAGCCTCTAGTTGTTCTTTTTGCTCTAGAGAAAAAGCTGCCGTACTTGACTCAAGTGGCTCTTTGTACATCTCTTTTTGCGAATCGAAAAACTTTTTAGCTTTACCAATCTCTTTTTTAAAAGCTACTTTCTTTTTCTTAATTACATTTTCATCATCCATATCTACATCATAACTAAAGTCATCCATCATATAATCAATGTCTTCAGCATCTAATGCATCTTCTGTTGCGGAATAGTATTCTCTAAGAAGTTGCTTTTCGTCCATAGCTCCAAAGTCTCTATTCAGCTTTGAATAGTCTGCAAAACTACGTCCTGTTTTTTTTCTGTACTCTAAATATGCAGCAACATCTTCAGGTATTTGTTCGTTTGCTTCTTTCGTAGCAAACAAATCTGAAACTGATGACACATCTTTATTGTATCTATTCTTAATAAATGAAAGAACATCCTCCTCACTTAGCTCTGAGGGTGGAGCTGCTGCTGTGCTATCTAAACCATCATCAGCGTTTACGTCTTGCGTTGTTGGTGGTGTTCCGTTTGAAACATCATCTACTGTAATTGGGGCTACACCTTCTGCAGTTTTCCCTTCAGCCTTATCTAAAAGTGCTTGTTCTTTTTGAGCTATAGACTTTTCATCTATTGACCCAAGGTCTTTTACTGTAATTTCCATTTGATTTAATTTTTACAAAGTTAATAAATGTTTTTCGTTTAAATTATTTACTATCGTGGGTCGAATTCAGCTAGGTCAAAACCATCTAGGCTGTCTTCATTTGATTCGAAATTTTTTGGTGGAAGGTTATTTTTCCTTTGATTTATAAGTTGTGATTGTTCAGTATTTTGCTGTGAGATTCTTTTACCTTTAGCAGTCTCTCTTTGAGTCTCTCTACTTTCTAAAGCTTGTTCAGTCATGCCATGTAACTGCAGATTATAATTAAACTCTTCTGCCATTAGCATCTTCTTCAAGTTAGCTTCGTTGTTCATTTTCTCAATCTCGAATGCTATCTCTGCTTGTTTTAACTGCATCTTGCTTTCCATTTCCATTTGAGCTTTTTGCATATCAGCTTGTGATTTAGCTTGTACTATCTGCATTTGTTGCTGAGAAGCCATTTCTTGCTGTTGAGATTTCTGTTGGTTTTCTCGTTCTTCTTTTTGCTTACGCTTTAATTTTAATAATTGATTTGCAAGTTTCAAGTTTTTTATCTCACGAATATCAATAGCGTCCTCTAGGTTAATGTCACCCTTAGACAGAGCCATCTGTACATTTTGTTCTAACTGTGCTCTTTGTTCCTCGTCAGGTGCTACATCTATAAATATTCCGAAGTCATATATATACAAATCCGAAATATCATTTAAGATACTAACGTTATATTTTCCAATCTTATTAATGAAGTCATCTTTAAAGTCAGAGTATTCTAAAATGTCTCCAACTCTATAAGTCAATGCCTCAGCTAAAGTTCTATAAATATATAAAGCACCATCAAGAATATGTCTAGTTGCTACATTAGAGTTTAATGCTGCTAACTTTTGTAGACCAACTAAAGAATTAGGGTCAGGACTTGAAGCA